GGAGCAGATTTATGCTCCTCTTTTCTTTTTCAATTCATTTATATTTTTAAGGAGGAGAACTATGATTATCAGAGCATTAGTTAAAGCTGCAACATTTATCGCATTTACACCTGTTCCTGAATACGTACACATGATCGGACGTATTGCTTCCGTTGGGTCTCTCGCTATGGCTTGTAACACCAACGTACCGACAGAGCCGGTTGAAGAAGATAACCCCTTCTACTTTGAAGGATCGGATGCTCCGGAAAAGATCGTTAAGTGCGAGAAGTTCAAAGACACAGCAGCAGATGTTTGGTTCAAGCTTCTGCCGACAGACGATTTCAGTATCCGTGATGCCATTAAGACCTTCAAGGGCCTTGATCAGGACCAGAAAGAGATCTTCATCCTCAGCGCTATTGCAGCTGGTTGTGAGGCATTCTATGTTGTTAACTCGTTCATCAGACTCGGCACGCTTACAAAACAGCGTGATATTGCTCGCAAGAAGCAGCACTCTGCAGAATTCATGAACCAGTATGCGATCGCTTCTCTTAGAGAGCAGGCGGAGCGTGAATCAAGTGTTATTGATTTCTATGAGCGAAACCACGCAATGATCGACTGGTCCATTGATGCTGAGCGGGCAAACTACAACAACGTAACAGGCAGCGTTAAGTTCCTTAGAGGACTTGCTGAAGAATTAGAGAGGTAATGCGGCATGAAAGTATTAGATGCCTTAAAGGCTAACAAAGAACCTGTGCTCATGATGTTGGGTACAGCTGGTGTCGTTGCAGATGTTATATTGTCAATCCGCAATGGCGTAAGAATGAAGCGTAAACTGGAAGAACTGGACCAGATAAAAGACGACATAACCAATGTCGATATAGTTGTGGAGTGCGCACCCGAACTTATCGAGATATTTGGTCTTACAGCAGTCTCACTTGGATGCTTCTGGTTTGCTCGTAAAATTAATATCGATCGCATCATCAGTCTTGGATCTGTAGCAGCTATGTACCAGCAGAGGCTTGAAAATCAGGAGAAGGTCTTCAAAGGTGAGCTTGGCGATGACGTCTATGTCGAGCTTGAGGAGAAGGCTAATGCTGAAAATGCTAAGTCTGCAGCTAAGAAGGTCTCTAAGAGGCCGGATAGGATCGTCAAACATGGCGGAGACACGTTATATTTGAATGATGCTACAGGCTTTGCTCATCAGTGGGACATTGTAGATCTCGGAAACCGATTCAACAAGTGGAAGAAAGACATGACCTCTACAAAGTGCAACTGGTCTCCTCGTGACGACGAGTGGGTGCCGGTTACAACTCTGTATGAGGACTACTGGGGTGAAGGTCACCTTGCAATGAATGACGACCTTGGATGGACCTGGTCTGATATTCATGATCTGAGACTTGAAACATCCAATCCGCCTATTGAAATTGATTCGTTTGAAGAGCCGGTTATTCCAATACGACTGAGCATACGTCCGAGAGTTATGCCAAGGAAGGCAAATGAGTGAAGGTCACGCCCAAGAGGCAGTGAGGATATTTTCGGAGTACGCAATTTATTCTGACACTATAGTGACAAGAATAAAGGAGGTCACGACTATGAGTGATATTTTGGAAAGAAGGAAAGATAACTACGAAAAACAGGAAATTCACAGACGGTCCATGATTGCTGCGGTCAAACGCCTGCACAAAGCAGGTCAGAAGGCCAAGGAAATCGCAGACTATCTAGGGATTCCTGAGAGTAAAGTTAAGAAGATACTTTTTGACAGATAACTGGCATATTCGCCCTTCCTATTGATGTCGGAGAGGCACTCAGATTAATTCTGGGTGTCTTTCCTTTTTCTTTTAACAACTTACAATTATATTTTATGGAGGAGAACCATATGAAGTTTGAAATCACATCTAAGCACGTTATTATCGGCTCCGCAATCGCTGCAGTTGTAGGTGTTGTCGGAACAGTGGCATTCGTTATATCTGAGACCAATGAGATGCGCAGGCTGCGTGACGAAGTTGAGCTCAAAGAGGATCGCCTGGACAAGGTTCTTAAGAAGCTCGACGAGTCCATCGACTCTCTGTCTTCTAACATGGAGTCTCACATTGATATTTCCCCAATGGTCCGTGATGAGGCTCTCGATCGTGCAATGAATCATGTTGCGGATACGATCGCTCATGAGGCTGTACATGAGTCCTACCAGGATATTAAGCACATGGCTGATGAGAAGGTTCAGAATGTTGTTGATGGAATTGTCCCGACGGCCCAGACTGAGGTTCGTCGTCAGCTCCAGAGAAAGGCTAACAATGTCAAGATCCAGAACATTGTCAATGATATTTCGGAAAAGCTCGAACGGGACGCCAGAGCAAAGCTTGATACTGAAATTGACAGGATCACCAGCGGCCTTGCAAATCAGGTTGAGCAGCAGGCAGCCTTTGTGAAGCAGGTAACCCAGAAGATGTCGATATAACGCGATTTTTTCTGTGTGGTTAATGAAAACGGAAAACAAATCACTCAAAGAAAAGGAGAAAACTATGAGCGAAATGAACAAAGTAAATGAGACAACTGAAGAAGTTAAGGATCAGGCACCGGCTGCAGAAGAGCAGGAGCAGGAAACACCGGCTGCAGAAGACAAGAAACCTGAGAAGGTCGGATTCTTCAAGAAGGTCAAGACTTTTGGTAAGGAGAAAGTCGTTCCGGCGGCCAAACTGGTCGGTAAGGGAGTGGCTAAGGGCGCATCTATTGCAGGTGGCGCACTTGCTACAGCTTATCTGATTGGTATGGCTATCGGAGGCTATACCGCAGTCAAAGGTAAGACTGACGATGAATCCAAGGATCAGGAACAGTCCAGCAGTGAGGAATCGGCAACAGCAGAAAAGCCGGCTGAAGATCAGAAGGACGATGTTCAGGTAGTTCTCAACGAAAACAACGTTCAGGTTGACAGTAACATTGAGTAATTCCGGAAGAGGGGCTCAGATCGAAAGATCTGGGTCTCTTTTGTTTTTCTTTTTAGGAGGTTAATTAATGGATGAACTCACGGTAAAAGAAACAAAGAAAGTTGCTCGCTCGACAGGCCGCAAAGTAATGAATGCGATTCTTCGTGGTGAAGATGCAAGTACATTACTTGAGTATGTTTGGAAAGACGAGATTCTACCGTGGATTGGTGACTCTCTCCAGGAAGCATGCGGTCGTGCTATCGGAGCGATCTTCTATGACGATGATTATATTTATGAACGCACATCCAGAAGCCGTAGAAGGAGTCGTGATCGCCATGATTATACGAGTCACAGCCGAAAGAGTCGTGATCGGGATCGTGACAGACGCCGTAGACGAGACGACGATGACGATGATTACGACAGATCAGATCTTGGCCCAAGAGACACAGATTTGGCCCCGTTCGATACTCGTGGAGAGGCCGAAGATTGTGTCCGGGAAATGGTGCGGATGATTAAACGCAAGGGACACGCAGAGGTCCGAGACTTTTATTCTGAAGCAAATGTTGTAACCACAAACTTTACTGTGCAGGACTGGGGCTGGACAGATGCCGATTCAGTCAGACGAGCACAGATCAGACAGAATCGTGGCAAGTATTATATTTACATGCCCAAACCAGTAGAATTAGAGGATGAAGACGATGATTAAATGGAATCTTATCACAACTGCTCAGGGGCATCTGGGCAGTCTTAAACTTTGGGGTATTTCTAATGCTCCTACAATTCTTATGGGCGTTGGTATTACAGCCCAGATTGCAGGTATGATTATGGCCTGCGTAAAGACAGCCAACATGCCTGATATTCTTGAGGCCCGTAATAACGATGTAGATGCACTCAAGGCAGACTGGATCGATGGACGTATGACAGACAAAGAGTATCGTAGAGCTCTTGGCTCTCGTTATATTTCGTTTGGGCTTGAGGTTGGACGCAACTATCTAATACCGGCTGCTCTTGAGGTATTCGGTGTTGCATGCATTCTTAAGGGTCACGGCATGATGCTTACAAGATGCGCTGCTCTGAGTACTCTTCTCCTGGAGGCAACTGAGCGTGAGAATCGCCTGGAAGAAGCTGTCCGGAAAGAGTTCGGTGATGAGGTGTTGGAGCGGCTCAAACGTGGTGAACCTGTTGGAGAAATTGCTACAATTAATCCGGATGGCACTATGACCAAGGAGTCGGTATACGATGAGCTTGAGGACTATGACTTTGTCTGGAAAGCCGGAATGAAGAACTTCTGCCCTGATGACAAATACATGAATGAGCGAATAGAACTGAACTTCGAAAACCGCGGAAAAAGGATTCAATCTGAAAAAGGCGGTTTACTTAGAATCAATGAAGTATTTGACTGGTTTGGAGCCTACGATAAGAAACGGTCGGATTATGATAAACTGCTGGTCGGCTATCCAAGCGAAGATCTTGCCAAGTATCCATTTGAGATCGTTGCCACTCCGGAACCATTACCATTTGACTGTGAAGGATCTGCTCCGCCGCTCCGGATTCACTTAGTAAGAAAGCCAATTCCGTGCATCTATACGCAGATCGATAACGGCTTTCAACGCGACTGAGATGTGGATTGACAGGGAGAATGATATTTTCAATTTTCCCTGGAAGTACAATTTTGAGTAATTTTTGCTAAAAAATCCTAAAAAAATCCTAAAAATCCTATAAATCCTATTAACTTTTTTAAAAAATAAAAAATTAAATTTTAAAAATGAAAATAGTCAATAGGATTTTTAGGATTTTTAGGACAAAATTTTAGAAAGGAGAACCATGGTTGATTTACAATTAGTCTTCAGTCTGGCTAATATATTCGGCACTATTGGTACTGCAGCTCTTGGAGTTTACGGTGGTATCAAAGCTGGAGAACGCATAAATCAGATTGAGGAAATTTCCCGGGAGGAAAAAATCCAGATAGTTTTAAGCGAGGCTATACCCGCAATCACATGCTGCATAGGCACAGTTATATTTGCAGGCAAGACTCGTCAGCTCCAGAAAAAAGAAGTTGCAAAGCTTGCAGCGCTCGTGGGCATAGGTGCGTCGCAGCTTAAGGACTACAGAGAAGAAGTAGCTCGTGAGTTTGGACCAGAGAAAGAGGATGAAATTCGCAGACGAGTCAATGCTAGACGTACAATGGCTGGAATTGACAAAGAACATAATCTCGAAGAGTTTTCTCACTGCTTCTACGAGCCTGTGACTGATATTTACTTTAATGCTACAACAAGCGGTATTCTGCAGGCTATCAATCATTGCAATCAGTGGATGTGGGATGCCCAGAATCCGGATCGTCTGTGCTCTATGTCTGAGTTCTTTGCTCATACGCAGAATTCTAGAGTTATATCTGAAAAGACCGACAGAGCTGGATGGTATGCTGGGGCTTTTGAGATGCCGTTTGATTTGCCTATTGTTGGTGCGACATTCGAGTGGAAAGAAGATAAGCTCGGTAAGGAATACTGGATTATTCACTGGAATTTCGGATGTGAACCTGCAGAAGACATGTTTAAAGAAAAGAAAGAATGGGAGGTAGGAAATGCTGAATCCTTTAGTTAAAGGTCTGCTTATATTTGCAGGCGGACTTGTAGTTGGCGGTGGCGTAGGTGCTACTGTCTCATATTTTATAACCAAGAAGCGCCTTGACGAGGAGTATGAGAATGCGATTGTTGAACTTCGTATTCATTATGAAGAGCTTCTTGACAAGTACGAGCCACTCAATACCGAGTCAACGGAAGAGAGTGATATTTCTGAGAATGAAGATGGTATTGTGACTGTAGGTGCCGGCATACCTACTGATAAGAAAGTCAATACTCAGAAGCTGGCCTACGACAAGGCTTATAAGGTTGACCCTAAAATCAAGGAGCGGATTGAGGCAGCCAAGGAAAGACTTAAATCGACAGGCCCATCTGAGGACGATGAGGAAGAGGATATTGTTGAAATTACAACTTATGAAGATGAGTATTCTCATGAGCCCGGCTATGGTCAGAAGCCTGGATATTATGCGATCGAGATGGCCTACTACACCAAGGATGGCGGCATGGCAGTAACTGACTGGGGTCAGATGGAGGATGACGGATATTTCAATGATGACGATGGTATGGGAAAGGCCAATGAAGAGGACGAGATCATCTACGACATTGACCCGTATCTGAAACTCATCAGCTTCGATCACAAACCGTACGATGAGATCTACCTCAGAAATAACAAACGCAACTTGGACATTAAGCTGTCTAAGAGATATGCAGAGAGTAGGCAGCTGTAATGAGAAAGGAGACCAATGAGATATGAAAAAACATTCGACTGGGCTGGATATTTTGAGTGGTTAGTCGAAATGATACATGGTATGGATGACGATCATGAGGAAATGCTCCCAGTGCTCGATTATCTGTTTGATAAAAGATTTGAGTGGAGTAATGAGTTGGACGCAAACCGGGCGTCTGATGGTAAGAAGTTAAGGAGAGATTATGCTGAAGATTTTGGTCAAGAGTATAATGACGAGGTTGCGGACGAAGCTTGCTCAGTTCTCGAAATGCTTGTCCGACTTGCTATGGATGTCGAAGATCACATTACTGGCGATCCTGAAGACCCGAGACCCTGGATCTGGTTCTGGGAATGGCTCGGAAACCTCGGAATCGATGAGCGATGCTCCGGAGAAGGATTCGACAGTAGATATATTGACCAGCAGATTGACCGCTGGCTTAGTGGAAAAGGGACAAGGCGTGGTCGTGGTACTCCTTTCCCTCTGCGTCATTTTGCTGGTGATCAGCGTGTTAAGGACATCTGGCAGCAGTGCATGGCTTACATAAATGAGAGGGAGGCGTATTTCTAATGGATAAGTGGGAAATCAACACCAGTATTCCGATATATAGTGATGAAGTGATATCCAGTTTTCGAAAACAACTGTCTATAACGGTGAATCCAGACTGGGCTTTCGCTTCGGATGAAGCTGTGATCGCAGAACTTGATAAACTGGGCTTTACAAAGCTTCTGATGGAGGAAATTGATAAAGCTCTATGTAAAGCTCTAGAACCGCCACCATTATCAATGCAGAAATACTTCTCAAAGTCATACACACCAATCGACTGGAACGCCATTGGTATGCGTGTTGGAAAGTTATATTTAGATTCTAAAAGGAGGCCCACGTTAAATGACACAACCAAATGAAATGAAGGAAGTAAAATTCGATGTTTACTGTCCTAAATGCGTATATAAAGATCTTACTGAGGAAGAAGATCCTTGTGAATCTTGTCTATTAGAACCAGTTAACTTACACAGCGAAAAACCAGTTTGTTATGAGGAGGCGAAATGAACATGGTAACGGCTTTTGCACTTTTAGCTTTATATTTAGGTTTTGGAGCCATTACCAATGAAAACGGAATAGCTCCGATTGTTGAGGAGTATATTTCTGAGGAGCACCCCAATGATTCTGAGAGGGTCAAGAACTACTTCCGGTGGATGTGTTCCATTCTCTGGATTGTCTTTTGGCCGATCTTTCTCGTTTGGGGACTGATCAACGAGCTTCTTGATCTCGACGACTGATATTTAAAAAGGAGGAGAACCAGAATGGGGATTTATTCTATAACTAGAGACGCAGATATTATCGGATGGAAGAAAGTATTTGCCCGCGTAACAAATTATCCTTATGATCTACGCAAGTTTCCAGTAATTGCTAAGCTTAGAATTCCAAAAGACGCTGCTGTTGTTTTCGGTTTTTTGAAATGCAGAGCATCTCGTGTTATTGTTGATGGCTTTTATACTTATGATCATGTGTGGGAACCTAGTCCAGATAATGAATTGTCATTGTTGGAAGCTTGTTCTGCTATAGATCCAAGATTTCTTTACACTAAAGGATCTGAAGCATTTCCGGACTATTTTGACTCAGATCCAACAAATAGGTGTTCCCATGGCATACATTTCTTCAGAACCTATGAAGAAGCAGCTAATTATGATTTTACGTAAAGGAGGAGAACCAGAATGTTTTATATTCCTGATTATTTATATAGTCTTTCTACATATGCGGATAATGATCCAATACCTCCGGTTGGTTTTGAGCTTTCTCTCAGTAGAGACACGGACATGATCGTGTGGAAGAAAGCATTAGACCCAAAACTCAAACATGATTCGCTTTTAGGTTTGGGTTATCATGAATACGTTATTGTCAAACTGAAGATCCCAAAAGACGCAGCGGTTTTATTTACACCTAAAAAGAGTCGTGCTAGCAGGGCTATTGTGCTTGGTTTTTATCCTTGTGCATATGGTGGGGAGGACTACCAGTTAGATAAAACATCGGCGATGTCGTGGTATGATCACTCATATGTATATAAGATTGGTGAGGAGATTACACCAGATAGCTTTGATCCTGATTGGCATAAAACCTGTAGTCATGGTATTAATTTTTTCAGAACGTTTGATGATGCAGTCAACTATGTATTTTAAAGGAGGAGAACCAGAATGTTAGAAAAGAATAAGGATTATGTAGAATTTACACTTCAGTGCACCACTGTCGAAAGATCAAGGGATAGAAACTATCGAGAAGTATGCTTTAACGGATATTCTGACGCTAACTTCCCCGGCGTACCTATGGATGTTATCTGTAAGGATTTTGGCCATAAGGTTGTCATGATATCCAAGAGTGATTTCGAGAGGCTGCAGTTAGATATTCAGCATTATCGTGAATTGGCCAAGCAGTGGGAGGAGAACTATAATCTTCTTCTTGAGAAGACTGGCTTTACAAGCGTGGTCGATCTAATCGATTATATTTGCGATCCCTCTATGACTTCTCCGGAGGACAAGACTCTTAAGGAAATTATTGAAGAGTGCGAGGAGGATTATATTTCTGAGAGAGATAAGGCCGAGACGCTTCAGACAGAGAACGAACAGCTTAAAAAGAAATTGCATGAGTTTGACCCTATTTCGGATTTTAAAGAGCTGTTCAAGAAGTTATATTCCATTGAGGATACTGAGGTGCTTGAGTGGGCCCTTAATCATACCGTTGGTGGTCGGGGGTCAGTTAATGGCTGGAGGGCCGTATCATCGTTTTGGAGTGAGAAGTATAAGACTCTCTCAAAACTTGTTGGGTTCTCTTCAACAGAAGAGATTGAGGACTATCTGGTCAATGAGGCCGAATGCGACACTCTGCAGGAGGCTATATCGAAGTTAAAGGATCAGGTGAAATACACATGCGAGGAGTGGTATAGCGCAAATAGCAGAAATAATTCCTGGAAAGCTGCAGCAGAGTGTAATTCGCCAGGGGAACTTATTGAAAAACTGAATCTGCTCCGTGATGATATTTCTGGTCATGACACGGTAATTGAATCCTATGAGCGTAACATCAAAAAATGGCAAAAAGCCACTGGCGTCCTTCGTCCGGAAGATATTTCAGCAGCCAGCATCATCGCTAAGGCCGAACGGCTTGACCGGGAAGTTGATATTTATACCAAAGCTCTTCAGGAATGGAAAGATATTACAGGTTGTCCTAGTCCCTCGGCGGCTAAAACTTTAATCGAATCTGGGGCATCTTGGCATCATGCGTACAATGAAAGCAAGGAGGTGAATAAAAAACTTGCCGATAGCATTAAAGCATGGCAGAACGTAACAGGAGATGCTACTCCTGAAGATTACTTAGCCGCTATGATTAAAAATACAGCCAAGACCGTTCTTTCCTGGCAGGAGATTACTGGTTTTAGCACTCCAGAAAAATGCAGTTCATACATCGACAGACTGGAAAAGAAACTCGAAGACATCAAGAATTTAACAGAGGAGGATTAAATGAATATTGTTACTATTGCTGGCATTATACATCCTATTGTTATATCTTTCGTCATTGGCACTGGCTTCGGCTGGTGCCTTTGTTCTTTGGTGGATATTTTTCGGAAGTATCTGGACATGAAACGGCATCAGAAGAAGTCCGAAAGAACTTGGGCTGAACTTCGTCCATATTTAGAGCACGCTATGGACCGTACTGCAGATGGCGGTCTTGTGTGGTTATCTTACGATGAGCTTAGAGAAAGGAGAAGTAAACAGAATGGACTACACGACAAGCAGACACGAAGAGATTCAGAAGAAACTTCAGGAGCTTCCTGATATTTTCTACAGGTATACGCTTGACAACACAATTGTCGAAACTCCGATAAAGAAAGTTGTATACGCAAAGCACTATCTGATATTTGAATACGTACTCCCTCAGGGTAACGGTAAACTCCGGACCACTCAATTATCAGATCCAGATACTATTAAGTTCGGAGTCTTCGATGGTCGTCGTAAGTGTGTTTTCTTCAAAGAACCAGGTAAGAGTAGGGAAGCAGCACTTATATTTGACAAGGAATATGAGAACCAGATTGTTAAGTATGAGGCCAAGATTCGGAAGGCAATACTCAAGCGTAGAGATTTAGCATGGTGTATTCATACAAGGGAGGTGAATGTCGATGGCACAAGCGTATAAATGTGATTGTTGTGGTAAATTTTATGCAGGTCATCGTACAAAGATGATTTCCTTTGGAATAACCCCCGCAAGTCTTACGGACATCGTTGACCGGTATGATATTTGCTCCGATTGTGAGCAGAGCTTTCTTTTATGGAAGGAATCCAGAAACCCCAACCACAAATCAGCTTTCGAAGATAAAGAAGATCAATAATTAAGCACTTATATTTTAAGGAGGAGAACCATGAATACAAAGATGATCGAAAACGCAAAAGAAGTACGCGACCTTGTTTTCTTAACACTTCAGGAACATAATGACTGGGTAACATCTTCTACTATTGCTAATGAACTCGGTCTTGGAAGAGAGCAGGTAAAAACAGCCCTTACAAAACTCAAGACTGAACATCCTGAGATCATCAGTAATAGGTCTTTTGGTTATAAGATCACTGCTCCTAAGAAGAACAGTGAGGGATATTCTGATCCTACAGCTTCCACAGCTATTAATAACGTTTCTGATAATAAGCCTGATACCAAGTCTTGGTTAAGCGACGATAGAGAATACAATACGTCTTATTATGGCGCGTGCTACGACAATATTCTTCCTGGAACTCTTTGGGAAACAGCGAGTTCCAAAGGCGATCCGGAATATTTCTTTGTTGTGGTTGATTGGGTTAATGGGGCTCCTATGGCTTTTGGAATCCCCATGTACCAGGACAGCTATGGTCAGATCGATCTTACGGTTTCAAGTATTCTTCATGGTGATTTTTATGGCTCCATGTCACAGATTCGCTGCAAGCCTATGAAGTATTTCAAATCTGAGGTTACGATCAAGTGCTCCTCTGACGCTCTAACTCAGGCTAAAATGCTTGTTGGTAACCTTCTCGGCTTAGAGGAAGTTGTTCGTAGCGAGCATAAGGCCGGCTACAATGAGGGATATTTCAAAGGCTTTGACGATGGTAAGAAATACGCTGAGGAAGAGCATAAGGAAGCTCTTGCTGAAGAACATCAGCGTGGACTTAGAGAAGGCTCGGACAAGGGTTATGATAAGGGATACAAAGACGGCTACGATGCCGGCAAGAAGGAATCTGAAGATCTTAGGAATGCACAGGCCATCCTCGATGATGATATTTCTAAGATTGAATCCGAGACTGTCGATTATGCAGATATTGTTCAGCTGATCACTGAGCGCAATCTGTATAAGACATTCTACGAGCAGCTTCTGGAGGTGATGAAGTCGTGAAGCGCAAAAACAGTTCCGACTATACAGTCGAACGTGTCTACAACTTCATACTTAACTGTGGCGGAATCGCAAGTGGTTCCGTCATAGCTAAGGCTCTTCATATTTCTGAGAGCTGGGCACAACAATGTGCTCGTGAAGCTATACGTAGGTATGGCGATATTGAGTCTATTCCCGGTGTCGGATATGGGAAGAAAGGAGTCGAATGTTCCTATTATATTTCTGCTAGCCTGTTTTCCGACACTGAGGAATGTATCTATGGCTGGGATGGCCCGGTGTTCAAAAGAATGTCGGATTATAATAGGGCTTTAGAGGAGTTCGAAATCTGGGAGCCGCCTAAAAGTGAACTTGAGAGGGAAGTTGATTTGTGGAAGACGGCGTTACCGGATCGTAAGTTTGAACTTGAGATCACTTTATTCGATGGTAATGACAATGAGATATATTCGACAATTGAGGAGGTATAATTATGTATTACATTAATCCGTGGGTGTTTTATATTATAAATTTGGTTGTTAATATTCAAATCATTTGCCTGATCGTTGCAATTGGCGGCGGTATAATATGGGCCATTGGACTTCTTGTCGGTCCAATGATCATTGATGAAATGACCAACACTGAAGAGAAAAAGGAGTCCTATCTTAAAACTTTCTGGAAATGGATTAAGCGATTCCCCTTGATATTCTTAATTTGCACTGGGATTGCTGTAGTCATCCCTGACGAGAGTACAATCTATAAGATGATGATCGCGTCTAAGATATCTGCAGATGATGTGGATCATGTCGTCGAACGACTAGATGATGTGGTTGACGCAATTATTGAATCAAAGGAGCAAGCTAATGATACAAATGGTTAACGGCAATTATATTATCCGTACATCGAGTGTGGTCATGAAACTTGGCTCCACTCCTTCTTTTGGAAGTAAGGCAAGAAACGCAGAGTGGGATGAACACTATAAAGAAATAGATGCTAAGATGAAGGCTGATAAAACCGCTCATGGTATTTGGTCTAACCGACCGATTTATGAGGGGCAGTATATTCACCGCAAGTCTGGCAACAGAAAGAACATCATATTCTCTACAGCTATATAAGGAGGTGTAACTATGGGAGAAGAAACAACGACCTCGGTGTATATTGGCAAATATGAAGACGGCGCGGTTAGGTTTGAGCCTCTTACGGAATTTGAGGTAATAGATCATGATATTACTGATGTATACCCTGACGATATGGTTCGAACTATAATGAGCGATCAGACAATAACTGTTAGAGCCTTCTTGCAGAAAAAGGGTCTGCGTGGGTTTTACAAGGCTATCGGCATGCCAGCATATTTGAGAACCGAGTATCTCTTTCCGAAGAAAAAGAAACGCGGAACAGCGAGACGGAAGAGGAGAATGAAAAGAGCCGAGCAGAGTTTTATCAACTTCGTTCATAGTAAGTATGGTGGTGGTCTGATCGGAACCAACGCAACACACACTATCATCGACGAATTCATAATCAGCAGGGATGAACTTCCAGCATTTGCCGGTCCGTTTAAAGGAGAGGAGGAACGAGATGAAGCCGATTGATGTGAATATTTATATTCTCAATTTGGAGGAAGGTAAGGAGCCGAGAATCGAGAAAATGCCAGGACAAATTATCGATGATGGTTCTGGGTACACTCCTCTTATTTATCATATTGGACCGAATGATTTCAAAGTTTGGTATGACGACTTTGAGGTCGAAGATCTAGACATTACACACTTGCCGTTGCCTAATATTATTGAGATTGTTACAAGACGTGAGTCACCAGACAAGTTTGCTCTGGAGAGGATAGCCATGTTTTGTAAGCAGAAATTAAACCGAATTCATAAGGAATTGGATATATTTGAAGGAGCTCTTTGCCTTGCGGTAAACGAACTAACTCAGATATATAAGGAGGAAACTGAAATGAACTTAAACAGAACTGAAGAACTTGAAATAAAGAAAGACATTAAAGGAATTAAAAAGGCCCTGGAGGATATTGCCAGCGGTATCATACCGGTTAAGCCGACAACGCAGGTGGTTGTCAAAAATGGTGATCCGTTTTTCGGGAAGATTCATATGTCTAAAGAGCATATGGATGCTTGGGAAACTGAATTCAATAGTGACTATGTTAAGTTAGTTGGTCTTATGGAAGAATGTGCCGAGTTACAACAGGCTGCCTCTAAATATTATAGACATTACAGAAATTCAACGCATGCATGTTGTGCTGCTGAGAAAGCGGCAATGATTGAAGAGATGGCGCATGTGTTGATTGATATTCGTATGGTCTGTGAAACATTCGATATTTCACCCGAAGAAATCCAGCGGGAAATTTACAAGAAGTATCCGGAAGGCTATGATGCAGAAAGGAACAAGTGATCGGAATGACTTTAATACTGGCTATATGGCTTATTATGGTCGTTGTTTTCGCAAGTGTCTGCCTGTGTTTATTTAATAGAATTAATGACGCTAACGGACGCATTGCTCTTTTGGAAGTCAAGGCTAATTATAGTGAACGATCCGAGAAAACACTCCGGGAAAGCGTTGACCTTCAGACGAAATGCATACGGGATCTGAATGATATTGTAAAGAAATCGGTGAAAAAACAAAGAACCGATGGAGCCTGATACGAAGGCGCTTTTGGCTGGATGGATTGTAGAGGAACCGGAGCCACCAAAGAAGCAGCCACAGCAGATTGATAGATATAGAATGTCGAAACTTGTAAATTGTCTGCATTATAATAACATAATTCCATTAGACCCATGGACGCAAGAGGAATTAAATCAGGTTCTTGGGCCTTACGGAATCAGAGAGGAGATGATGAAATGAAGGACATTTGGCCATGGCTGTTATATCTGTTTCTGAGTATCACTTTCGTTGCGATCTATACGTACCTAACATATATGATCGGCGAATCTGATCTCCCGCTCTGGGTTAAGCTCTGGTTATTGAAGTAAGGAGTAAGAAATGAAGAATATTTTTTATAAACTAGTCGTTAAGGGTCTGATTACCACAAAATATTCAGACCTTACGCTTCGTGATTTGTTTTGGGATTATGATGTTAACGAGCATGCCGATAAATTTTTAATCGAGGTGGAAAATCATATTTCCTCAAACAAACTGACTGTTCATATAAAAATTCCAAGATCAGAAATAAAGCGTTCTTTTCTTGAGACGGCAGCTTTGCCTTTAGATACTCTTGACACTGTTCTTGATTGGTATACAAAGGAGGAGAATCATGATCTATGATATTTTGTTTGCTGTATGTGGTATAGGGCTGATTGCCCTGGGCTTAAGCCTGTTTAAACTCAGCGATCGAGTTGATTGTTGGATTACGGAGGTATTGAGTCTGATGAGGAACATTACTGATATCGATAATCATCGATTAGATGATAGTGACCGATTAGACGAAGCATTCAAACGTATTCAGGAGCTGGAGGAAAGACTCGAAGCCCATGCTGCCGAATTAACAGAACACCATAATAAAATAGACACACTCGAAATTAATGGGTCTGTTTACGAAGGTCTATTCGAGCAGCAGGGTTTATGGGGAGAGGAAACTACCGAACATTCGGACGGCTCTGAAACACTAGAATTCCCCGATCCAGAGGATGAAGAAATCATAATATAACAGTTAATATAACAGCGAATATGGCACTTTTATATTTGATTCGCGCAGAATTACCCTTGTGGTAAGGAAGGAGGCTTATTATGTAAATGAAACAGATCTACGAGTACGATTTACTATTTAACTATGACTTCTTAATCCCAGGTCTTAAAGCGACAAGATCTGGGATTGATATTTTCTTCGACTTCAAAGCGGTGACCTCAAAGCACCTAATGATTCGTGGCGGTGACGTCTATGCCATGTACGACTACACTACTGGATTGTGGACAACCAATCGAGGACGCATGATCACTATACTCGATGGAGTTCTGATGGATTTATATTCTCGCTATCAGAGCGACCACGAGTTCATGACCTGTCATCCCCAGTTCATGTCCAACACGTCTACCAAACAAATCGACAAATGGAATCACTATGTCAAGAAGCAGATGTGGGACAACTACAAAGCTCTTGATCAGAAGATCGTATTTGCCAACACAGACGTACAGCTTGAGGATTATGCCACATTCAGATTACCCTATGCTTTGGCTGAAGGAAGTATCGAGAACTACAAAGCCATGTTCGAGCCTTTATATTCTCCTGAAGAGTTTAGGAAGCTCGAATGGGCAACAGGCGCGATTCTGAGCGGTGCCAGCAAGAGAACACAGAAGATGCTGGTTCTGTTTGGCGGTGGTGGAACTGGAAAGTCTACATGGTTGGACTTGCAGCGTGACTGGATATTTTCATGGAAGCGTGACACAGGAGACCAATCACTGCCAGGCTACGATTCGAGCATCAGCGTAAAGGACTTGTGTTACGGCAATTCGGCGTTTGCACTTGAGACTCTACAGAAGGGTCCATTGATATCTGTAGACGATGATGCAAAGCTCGATCGAATTGATGACAACACGAGACTTAACTCAATTGTTTCACATGCCACCCTTCCGGTAAATGTAAAGAACAAGAACATATTTAATATGCGGTTCAATACGTTTGTCTGTGTTGGTACAAACACTGCTGTTCAGATTCCAGATGCTAAGTCTGGTCTACTGAGGCGAATCATAGATGTAGTTCCTACAGGTTACAAGCACAAGTACAACGTATATTTGAAGTACTTGCGTGGGATGCACTATGAGATCGGAGCAATTGCGCATCACTGTCTTCAGGTCTTCAACGAGATGGGTGAGGATTACTATGAGTCCTATGAACCAGTTCGAATGATGGCTGCCACTAACTACTTCTATGACTTCATCGACTACAGTTACGAATGGTTCAGAAAGAACGACGTTGTAACTCTATCTGAGGTCTGGAAGCGCTACCAGGAGTATGTAACAACTTCTGGTCTTAAGTTTTCTCTCAATCGCCTTCTTGTTAAGAACCAGTTAAAGGACTACTTTGATATTTACAAGAAGGAAGGACGAATCAACGACAAACACGTGTATGATTACTACTCAGACTTTCACTATTGGAAGTTTGGGTATGAGCAGAAAGAGGAAAAGCAAAAAGAGAAAGGAGATGAGCAACATGATGAGGGGACCCTAGAAGAGAGCTGGCTTAGGTTCGACAAAGAAGAATCACTCTTTGATATTCTGTGTGCGGACTGTCTAGCCCAGAATGCTGGTGCGGATGAGAAACCAGTGAAAGCCTGGGCTGATGTAACAACCACGCTCAAAGAGATAGATGTACATAAAGTACATTATGTGAAAGTGCCATTAAATCATATTGTAATAGACTTCGACCTGAAAGACGCTGACGGTCAGAAGTCCTTTTTGTTGAACTGGAAAGCCGCAAGTCAATGGACACCAACGTATGCTGAACTATCGAAAGGCGGGGCAGGCATACATCTTCATTATATTTATGCAGGAGATGTAGAAGCTTTGTCTCGCCTTTTCGACAAGGACATTGAGATTAAAGTATTCACGGGAGGAGCGAGTTTACGACGGAAACTAACCAGATGCAATGATATTCCAGTAGCAACAATCTCTAGCGGCCTCCCAATAAAGGAGGTGAAAAAGATGGTAGATTGGGACGGCGTTCAGAATGAGCGTATGCTAAGGAAGATGATTAAGAAGAATCTGGCTAAGGTTTACCACGCGAACACCAAACCTTCTATCGATTATATTTATGACCTGCTACAAGATGCTTATGAAAAAGGCATTAAGTACGATGTTAGTGATCTAGAACCCAAAGTTATTGCGTTTGCCGCTAAGAGTACCAATCAGGCACAGTATTGTCTTAAGAAGTGTACTGAGATGCACTTTAAGAGTGATGAGCCTAGTGACAACCACGATGCGTTTGATGGTGATGATAGATTGATATTCTTCGACATTGAAATCTTCCCTAACCTCTTCCTATTAAATTGGAAGTTCGATGGGAGCGATGATATATTTGGAATGATCAACCCCAGTCCTGAAGAAGTAGAATCGATGTTCAACTACAAGCTGGTCGGATTCAACAACCGCAAGTATGACAATCATATTCTATGGGCAAGGGCTATGGGATTTACGATTCCCGAACTGTACAATCTGAGTCAGAAGATCATTATTGAGCACACTGGTTTCTTTGGAGAAGCTTATAACATCTCTTATACCGATGTCTACGACTTTGCGTCTGCAGGTAATAAGAAATCGTTGAAGAAGTTTGAGATTGAGCTTGGTATTCATCATCAAGAACTCGGTCTTCCCTGGGATCAACCAGTTCCTGAAGAAAAATGGGGATTGGTTTCCGAGTATTGTAACAATGACGTAATCGCAACAGAAGCTGTATTCCACCATCTTAAGGGTGACTGGACTGCTAGGCAGATTCTTGCTGAGCTTAGTGGTCTGACGGTCAACGATACAACAAATCAGCATTCTACTAAAATTATATTTGGTAATGACCCGAATCCTCAGTCTCAATTCGTCTATACAGATCTGAGCACTATATTCCCAGGCTATAAGTTTGAGTATAGTCCTGAGAAGAAGCGGTATGTGTCATCATATCGTGGTAGAGATCCTAAAGAAGGCGGACGAGTGATGGCCGAACCAGGTATGTATACGAATGTTGTAGTGTTGGACGTTGCTTCAATGCATCCACATAGTATCAAGGCTCTGAATCTGTTTGGTGATTATTACACTGCTAGGTTCGTTGCTATTATGGACGCTAGAATCCTGATTAAACATGGCGAGTTTGACAAGGCTCGTAAGATCATGGATGGAAAGCTAGCTCCATATTTAGACGATGAATCACAAGCTGGCGATCTCTCAAATGCTTTGAAGACGGTTATCAACTCAGTCTATGGTTTAACGTCAGCCAAGTTCCCCAATAAGTTCAAAGACGAACGAAATATCGATAACATTGTTGCAAAGCGGGGCGCACTGTTCATGATCAATCTTGAGGATGCAGTTAAGGATCAAGGATATACTGTCGCTCATATTAAGACTGACTCTATTAAGATTCCTAACGCAACACCCGAGATCATTCAGTTCGTTATGGACTATGGTAAACAATATGGATACACGTTTGAGCATGAATCAACTTATGAGAAGATGTGCTTAGTCAATGATGCTGTTTATATTGCTCAGTATGCTACGCCTGAGAAATGTGAGCGGCTCTATGGCTATGTGCCGAGTAAGAATGCTAAGGCGTTTAAGAAGGGTATGATCTGGGATGCTACTGGCGCTCAGTTTGCTCAGCCTTATGTGTTCAAGACGCTCTTCTCTCATGAGGATTTGGAGTTCAAGGACTACACGGAAGTCAAGGCTACGACAAGTGCTTTATATTTGGACATGAATGAAGACTTACTTGATGTAACCTTGGAAGAAAAGCAGTTGGATAAGCTTGAGAAGAAATGGAAGAAAGAAAGGAGTGAACAACATGTGGTTACAATTGAGACATTCAAAACCACTGCCGATCCATTTGTGGCTGAGGAAAGAGACCGACTAATAGCAGAGATTGCCAGGGGACACAATTATATATTTGTAGGCCGTGTCGGTTGTTTTATTCCCGTTAAACGTGGTGGTGGCTTGCTGTTACGAGTCAATGGTGATTCATTCGCAGCTGCTACTGGAACTAGTGGTTATAGATGGTTGGAGGCTGAAACTGTAGATGTAAACGATATTGATAACATTGATACTCGTTATCATACTCATTTGGTTGATGACGCTATTGATGCAATGAGTCAGTTTGGTGATGTTGAGTGGTTCTTAAGCGACGATATTTCACCAGATCCGGCGCCTCATTTCATGAATATTCCTATTGGAAGCAGCGAGGAAGTTGAGTTTGCTTCGTAATATAAAAGTTGATATAAAAGTAAATATGTGACTTTTATATTAATTTTTGCTAAAAAATCCTAAAAAAAATCCTAAAAATCCTATAAATCTTATTAAGTTTTTTAA